AAGATCAACACCTGTCAAATCAATCACCAGAGCCTACCTCCTTCCCTTTATATTCCACCAAAGAAAACACCGCCGAATAGCTTATATAATACCGTTATAACCTTCCAAACAAGAAAGGCAACGGCGATNTACAACAAATATTGCAGACCTTGTTCAATGTTTATCAAATGCGTTATAATTTCCAAGTCTACGGTAGCCATTTGATTAATCAAAAGTTCTAATGCTTCAATTTCCATCATCTTCACCAACGAACTTGGCAACTAAAGAAACATTGCCCTTTTTATTGACCCATGGAAAAACATCACATAAAAACGTTGCTTCTTCCTGATCGTCGAAGTTGTAAGCAATTTCAGGGGGTACGTCGCTTATACGCACCAAATTACTTTTGCCCTTCTGGTATAAATCAACAACAGCCTTTTCCCCCTTGTAATCGTCACGAACATTCATTACTTTGCCAGTTACTAAACAATACATAACATAACCTCCATATTTCATCATCTGGTTTTCATAACTAGAATATAGTATTAAAAACTAGTTGTCAAGTAGAAAAAGGTAAAAAAAAAACTGTGATCACTGAACACTATAGGGGGGGGTCGTAGTCACCCCCCCTATTTCAACCTATCAAAGCTATATTGTTGTGGATTTGATGGAAAAGTTCATTCTGGCAAGAATCGCTAAGCTTCAGACCATGGACAAAATCATGGATAATATATGGAAAACCCTAATGGGTTTCCCACAACTTACCCACAATTTTGCCCACAACCTTCAGCAAGCGGTTCTATGCCATAATAAACTTTACCACAAGCCCCACAACAACTATTACTGCAGTTAAATAATAAAAAAAGGAAGCCTGTTTGGGCTTCCCTCTATTCTTGTATCTCTCCTGTCTCCATGTCTACTTTTGGTTTGACTCTATGCCTGACAGACTTTATGTATTGACCGATTACATAAGTACAACTGTCACATAAGAGCGGAAACCAGTCATCATAACGCTCTGAAATAGCATAATCAATCAAATCCTGAAGTTCAATTATATGCTCATCCCGTACATATTCTATCATTTCCCTGATTATGCTATACCTTTCCGAAGAGGTAGGACGTAACAGTTCCTGTAAATCAACACCGCCAAATGCTCTTATGTCCTCTATTTTGTAATGTGCTTTATCAGGGTTGTCCAAGTGAGCCATATAACGCACCATTGCTTTTGCATTATGGCATCTTTCTGGCCTTGGACTGTTTATCTGATCAGTAATTTCCTTTACCTGATCGTAAGTCTTTACACCGCCAAACATCAGCATAACATGCCAATGTGGCTTTTTAAGTTCTCCAGTTGCGTTTTTATCCTGATCATGCAGTGGACTTATTACAAACTCTATGTGCATTTCAGTTAGTATATCTATCCAGTTCTCTGGTGCACTATCAGGATATACAATGCAAGTCCAGTTTCTTGTCCTAGTTTCTTTCTTTCTCTTTGTTTCTGCCATGTGAATAATAACCTCCGTTTTGTTATGCTCTGGCCTTTATGGAAGATTATTTTCCTTTAATATACAGACTACGCACATAATTTGACAAAATAACATTGATCAATGCACTTAATGTTATCCCGATCCTGTCGGCTTCTTCCTGTAAAGCCTTCATTATTTCCTCTGGAATATCAATCAGTTTTTTCATTTTCCATGACCTCCTAACAACTTGATATATAAAATATATAACTTTTATATATGATTGTCAAGAGGTTCATGGCCGGGCCAAAGTTCACAGAACTTCTTGCCCGGCCTGATCCATCCATGACGGCCGTTTNAACCCTTTCTTTGAATACTTTTCTATCTTCTTAAGTGTATCGAATGAGTCGCGGATCTGATCCGTATGTACGAAGAAATAGAACCCGCAGTACTTCTTGAACTTCTGCTTCTCGTTATCCCACCAAATCGCCTTTGTCTTTCTTACTATCGTAAGGCAACCGAACAATGTCATGGGCAAGTAAATATATGTCGCTTGCTCTCTGATCGGCTTTGCGATCCTTGAAAATACTTGAGCAGTCCCGACGATTGCTTTCCTTTGCTTCCTCTGCTGTGAAATTTCCGTTATCATTTCAGGCGGAAAGTTTTTGCTGTCAAGCGAACTGAACCAAGTTTGAATCTCATCAATTACCTCTACTGTTCCATATTCGCCGTTTTTATGCTCCATTATTTCCTTCCAGTGGTTTATCTGGCCATCTTCACCTTTTAAGCACATGTTAGTGTAAACCTTCATTTTTGGGTATCTCTGCTGCCATCTCTGGATCATTTCAACCAATGCAGTGGTTTTTCCAGAACCTTGTTCACCGCAGAATAAGTGTAACCCATGCTCCATAAATGCCAATGGGTCTCTATTGTATATATCCAATGCCAAACGCTTGGGAAACTGAAAAAAAAGCCTTTTCAGGATACCATCACGTTTTACAGTTGGCACTTTACCTTTGATCTTGTATCCCTTCGCTCCAAAGTAAATGAAATTGATCAAAAAAGCTATTAACAATATTAATACAATTGCAATGAATGGCGAAAATATCCAAAAAATAACCTCAAGCACCTTTAACATAAAACTTCCTTCCTTTCTTTAAGTAAATGGTAATGCATCCCAAAGCCTTTGGATGATCTTCCAGATCAAATGGAAGTTCGTGACTGCAAACCAAATGCCAAGCATTATAAAGAAGTCTCCAATAGGTAATATGTAACCTATTCCATAGATCCACTGCATAAAAGTTGTTACTATGTCGGCAGGTATTCCTGCATCTATTCGTGGTAATAATGACAAAACACCTTTGAGAGCCCCTACAATTAACGATATTATTCCCTCTAATATCACAGTAACACCCCCTTAATAGATCACTTGTGGCAGTCTCTTATACATCTTTATTATGAATGGAATCCAAAGGAAAAAGCGGATCAATGTTTTAATGTATGGAACATATGGATCAATTGGAGTAAAGTTTATAACTTGGACAGTTTGACCGCCCCATTTACTTGGAAGTTCCATTGTAAATGTTGGTGATGTGCTATCTATGCTTTGAACCTGTGTTATTTGTCCAAAAATTCCAGAGAATGTTCCTATAATAGGTAACCGATCGTCTAAAACTCCTTTAAGTTCATCAAACTTATTAGGTATAAAACCCTCCGAAGGAATTAAAGCTATTTTAAGAAAAAAGTTTTCATGGAACGGATTTAAGTAATTAAGTATTTCACCTAATGTGCTGAATAAATCACTAAACCATCCTCCAATAGATGTAGCAAGCCCATTAATATCATCAATCAAATTAGTAAACCACTGACCAATGCTNTTTCCTAAATCGCTAAACCACTGACCAATACTAGTTCCTAGACTTGAAAACCATTGTCCAATATCATCAAACCACGAACCTAAAGAATTAATAAGATTTGTAAAAAAGTCACCGATCCCAGTAATGAAATTATTAAAGCCATCAGCTAATGCGTTAATTGGCGTCGCAAGAACGCCCAACCCTTGCGAAATGAGATCCCCAATACTAGACAACCAGCCAGCGGGATCAAACCATCCAAAATAATCGTCCAGATCATCCCAAAATCCGTTTTCTGGGCTGTCAGGTATAACGCTGACACTTTGGGAGGCGTAAAAAAAAACCCTGACCCATCAGTATATGCTATATCATGATTTGAAGCATATACCGATTCTATCGGAACACTTAAAGCTGATAATCCTTCCATGTCATAACTCCAGTAACCATCTGCCAAATAATACGTTTTATAACCTGCATGAGTATATATCTGTGTTCCTTTTGTCGGAGCATCCAGAGGATTTGGAGATGTAATTAAATAGATGCTACCACTAGTCCTTAAAACTACTGCCCAATATGGATATGCCCCAGGCGGTGGATCTGGTATAGGCATATCAGCAAACACCGC